AAAACGCCAGGGAAATTTCCCTGGCGCATTAAAAAGTATTTTCGGGCCTTGGCGGGAGTTACCACAATCCCGCTCCGGATTTCAATAGCTGTCCCTGATGACGAAGCATTCCTACGGTCAAGGCGTTTGGTAGAACGATCCTATCCACGCTGCAACGGTTCCTGGTAACACTCTAAAGAAACCACACTCCCGGCCTATTTCAGCCGGTTCTTAAATTCTCCACCGCCTACCAGCGGCCAAGGTCCGATATAAGGTGTATATGATACGCCCCATATAGTCAAGTATTTCCGAAAAATTATCGGCGGCGGCGCTTATCATCAGGTTTATCAGCACCGAAAAATGCGTCTAGAAACGCTGCAACCCATGCGGCTACTCTTTCCACGATCATTTATTCGCGTCCTCCTTCACGTCCAGAGAGGCCCAGTTTCTGGGCTCAATTGTAATTGTTTTCGGCTCGTCGCCGATTATCACCTGGGTCGCGTCCCAACTCCAAACCGGACCGAAACTGGTGTCCGCAATATCCGGGCCACCGAACGTCGGCAACGCGGTCCAATCTAATTCACCGAATTCCGTTGGCGCGCCCGGCCACAGGGTCTTGTTGCGCATGTGCTCAAACAATTCTCGTATATTCGTAAGGGCCGTGTTCATGTCGCGTCCTCCGGTTTAGGTGTAGGACTTATCTTATACCTTATTCAAGAGGGCAAAGCAACAGGTAAAATTTCGCCCAGTCGTAGGGCTCCGCGAACGTCGCAACAGGCTCCACGGCTGATAGACCGCACATGCGCAACTCCACAACATCAAACCCACGATAGCAATTGATTATGAGGTCCGAGCCGCGCGTGATGATCCAAGTGTTTGCATGGCCGTGTCGAGACAGCCACGCACACTGGTGCGGAGATAGGTTGATTTTTTTATGTTTGACAACCTTCAACTCCAAAAAACAAAACGCGCCGTTTTCCGCGCATAGCATCACATCCGGAACGCCGGGGGTGGCCCAAGACTCAAGCCGGGTAGCTTCAATCCGGCGCGTCTTCGTCTTCTGTAAGCCCAGCTTCAAGAGTTTCCACAGACCCGCTTCCCGGTTCATCGCCGCTCTCGGCACTTTGTTCTTCGATTTCTGTGGGGGTGATATCGATAACAGATTCTTCAAAGCCCTGTCGGATTTTTTCAAGTTCGGCCTCCACCTGCTCACGGCTGAGGGACTCGATGGCCCCAGTCCGCACCTCTGATTTATTTACGTAAATTCCACCCTGCGCCATGCCTCGAAGGCGCTCGGCCTGGACGGCGGCTGACCAAGCATTGTTTTCTACACATTTGTCTCTAAGCACCTGAAGATCGCGTACGTGGCGCTTGTAGCCAACTTCGTATTTTTCATCTAGCTCCGCTCTGTAACGCTCAATTTCTCGGGCTACGTGCGGACAGATATTTGGGTTCATCATTTCGTGGGCGCGACTGTGAGAAGAGCCGGGGGCAAATCCGCTACGTATAGCGGCCTCTCGCGCCGTGATTAAACCGTCGTTACTGACGAGTTCCATCACAAATTTCTGTTGTCGCCTCGTTAGAGGTTTATCCAATAATCGTGCAATTCTCTTTTTTTCGTCCATGTTTTCCTCAACTAAATCAGTACCTTACAAGTCTTGTTAACACAAACTCTTGATTTGTTGACACCGTAAAGTCCGATATATATCCGCCAAACAGTTATTTTAAGTAATCGCACCCCTGTTTTCAAGTACCTTTTAACCGAAACTCACTAAAAACCTGTTAACACCTCCGTTTTGCCGTATACGCGAGTGTTAACAACACGTCTCTCGTAACCCTCTATAACATAAGGAAAATATACCGTGTTAACACATTTAACACCTGTGACACCATATGACAGCGATTTTAAAAAAAACTTTATTATTAAAATACGTACTTAGGTGTCAACAGTGTACACGCTCTACGCCGACCAGCCATGGCGCTTCCTGTCACGAAAATCTTTTGCAAGAATTTTCTTCAGGTCCCTCATGCCCACGAGCAAAAGAGACCTCGCTCGCGATCTAGAGACACCTACCCCATCGGGTTGTTGTAGGTGATTTAAGCGGGTCATGTTGTCGCCAATCTCCTCCAAGGTCGCGTCCTCGAAGAAATGCTCGCGAACCGCTTTCGCTTTGCGTGGATTCGCCTCCGCGAGTTTGTCCAGTGCGCCGTGGACCGTGGCGCGTGTTTCGTCTGCCAGCATCAGTGTTTCGGGCGTATCGTCGCCTGCCAGCATGGTCAATTCGTCCAGATTTAGCTCAAATTCCGCCTTATTTTTTTGCAGCGTGTTTTGCAGATGCTGGGGTGGGAACAGGTCCTGGGGAAGACAATCGAGGGCCTCGGCAAGCTGCATCACGCCTGAGAGCCATTCCCCCGTTTTACGGCTCATGGGATAGCTTCTGAGGTTTAAAAATTCGCTGATACGGGATGGATCGACGCCGCTTTTTTCGCTGAGAGCGACGTTTGTGTGGAAGCCCATTTCGCGCATTTTTCCATGCAGGTAGCCGTTTTTGACGCGGACTTCTATCAAGTAGTCTTTTGCCATGGCTTATCCTCTCCTGTAGATTTACGGCGATATGAGCCGCGTCCCTTACGAGCGCGCACTATGCGCTGCTTGAGCGCCCTGGATCGCAAAGCTCGGGCAACCGGATTTATGCGTCTAAGCTTTCTCTTTTTCATCAGCCAGAAACAGGGACGCAGGCCCACCAGTCTGCTTCCATTAAGAGCGCTTGGGCCGTGCAGCTTGCTTCACTAAGAAACCCGATGAACCAGTGGTCCTCGTCTCCGATTGTGGTGATCAGGAGGTACATTTTTCATCTTCCTGTAAAAATGATTTGCATGGTGTAGCCAGAGCCGCCGCATATCCGGATCGTCGGCTTTTCGCGCGGCGCGGCGCACGGCTGCGAGTCTCTTCTCATTATCTTGTTTCATTCCCATAGATCCCTCTGTTGAGAGCCCGAAACGGGCAACACCTCTCGATCTCTTATCTTATATGATCTTAGCATATCCCATACCTTGAGTCGAGCGACTTATCCACAGGGAGGTCACTTTTCTGTGGATAAGTTGAAGAAAGTTGTGGATAACTTTAGAACAAAAGGGGGCCGCTCGCCCGCTCATGTCGGGCGGCGGGAGAGATGGCTATATCTCTTTGTCATTGTCATTGTTCAAGACTTCTTCCGCACATCCGACGACATCGCCTGTCATATCCGGGTCTGTTCGCGCAATAAACGCCCACAGCAACTCATGCAATTTTAAGACATAGCTCTCTTTTTTAGTGTAGCTAGGTTCGCTCACTTCAGATTACCTGTCCACTCGTTCCGTATTTTGTTGCAATAAATGGTCCCGCTCAAATGGCTCAGTCCCCATTTTTTCCGGAGATAGGTCAGCAACCCAATCAACAAGTTCGCTGAACGGAATAAACCGAGTAATCAGAGCGACGTCGAATGTCGATGCGAGCCTTCTCAGAGTGGTCAACGAATATTTTTCATATGACGGGTCTTCCATCACGGAGATTCGCGAAGGAAAAATGCCAGCCCTTTCGGCAAGCTCCTTTTTGGTCCAGCCACGCTGCTCCCGAATAGTTTGAATTTGAGCGGCGATATTCGCCGAAAGATGAGTGGCCGCAAACGCCTCACGACCAGATTTTCCCCCGCGCATTTTTTCCCAGAGGTCTGCCCTAATTGTATCGATGGACTCGGACATACTGAGGCCCTTTCTCTACCAGTTTCGCTCGTTTTTCCGCTCGGACAATTGATGCCCTACGCCCATAATGTATCACAATAATATCAATAACGCGACCTGAATTGATAAAAATATACAGCGGATGATCTGGCGTTCTTCGGGTTACATGGGCGGCTGTAACGGAAGCCCCGCAGGACGGCGTTGAGACTTATCTTGCGGATCAGTGGCCCCCACTAGTCGGAGATGCGTTTCCCCGTGCGACTCCGATTGTGGTGAACTCTCCGTGGTAGTGGCGTCTATCCCCGCCAAGATGGCATCCAGGGCCTCTCTCAGTTTCATATACTGATACCACGCCCACGGCGGCTCTTGTCCTGCCGCAATTTTGTCCTGCGCCCAGGCGCGAACTTGTTCAAGCTGTTCTTTCATAATCAAATTCTAACTTAGGACAGTTAACACCAAATTAGGACAATACCGCCTCGCCGCCACCCTAGCCCAGAGAGCTTTTGAACTCGGACAACTGTTTGCATCGGTTGCATATCCTGTTGCCCGACCACTCCGAAATAAAATTTGCGCCGCAAAACAGGCATTTTCTTTTGGCCTCGTTTGCATTTTTTGACGCAGGTTTTGACGAATACGCTGGAGGCCGTCGTTTGCTTTTTGTGCTCGGCAGGCTCATGTCTACTCACCCGCCTCATCAGCAGCCCGCTCTTCAGGGCCATATAGCTCAAGATTTGAACCGTGGTCCGTTATCCCGCAGGCCTGACAATAATACACGGGAATCCAGTTCACCTCATAAAGTGCTTCGCGCTCTTCCCCACATTTTGTGCAGC